ACATACAAGTCTTTAAATTTAAGTGAAGATGTACCAATGTCAATATCATCATCAGTTACAGGAACAATAGCACCGTCTTGTATACGTAGTTGTTCTACAGCAGAGGATGATACCTCACTGTAAAAACTTATTCTATTATTACTTGTGTCAACTACAACTTTGTTTAGTGCATCAGTGTCAGCTATAAGAGGTACATATGCACCTTCAGTAGAGCTACCATCGTGCTTGTGTCCACCAGATAAAGCAAACGCATCTCGTAGAGCATTATACTCTGCGTTTACTGGTGCAGCTTTAATAACCGCATTAGCGATAATATCGGCTGCTGATTGTCTTGAATAACCTGCCATGTTATAACCTGTCTCCTACTCCAAATGTAATCACTAGACCTTGTATACTGTGTGATGCACTTGTGTCATTAGTAACGAATTTTAAAGATGCTGATTTACCTGATCCTTCAATGTTAATTCGTTGTACTGGCGATGGATTACCATCAAATATTGCGGTACTATTATATAATGCTTCATTATAATATGCTGCTGCACCTGTAGTATCTAAATTAAAGTTAGTTGGATTTAATGTAGCTACATTTTCATAATCATATACAGCCGACATAACTATTGAGTTATCACCTTCAGAACGTAAATATGTAGATACATTATAAAATATTTTACGTTGTTCAGGGTCTTGTAAATAGTAAAAAGGAGTTTGAAAAATACTAAAGATTGGATCACCTGCAAAGCTATTACCGCTTTCTTGCTGTTGCACTTTACCATCTGAAGTACCATGTAATACAAATTCATTTTGTCCTATATAGCCACTATCTGCACACGTAGCTGTAATACCTAACATCTGACCATATTCAAACTGCAAACCATTTGGTGTTTGTCTAAATCCACCTATAATGCCTTGCGAGTCTGCTGCACCAAAAAAATATCTAAACTGTGACTTTTGTCTAATTACTACAGCATTAAGAGTGTCAAGGTCAATATCAAACACAATGTCAGTAAAAATAGACTGAATGTTTTTAGATACAGTTTCTAGGTTAACGTCACCAATCTTAGCTGTACCTGCAATAGGACGTAAACCATCTTGAGATAAAAATAGTAAATCACCACCAATTTCTATAACACTATCTGTAGCTAAACATCCAAGGTCTTCCGTAACAGTTTGTAATGTAAAGTTTGCTAATGCAGTGCCACCTAGTTTTTTAATATTAGTTGAACCAAATATAAATAGTTCGTTTCTAAATGATTTAATTGCAACTATAGGAAAACCTACGTTTATTACACCTGCTCCGTTACCCGATGCAAAGTCTGTTTCTGCTAAAGGAGCACTGTGGTATAGTTTTGTTGGATGTGCAGGATCACCTGCTAGAAATAAATGGTTTTGAAATACTGCAGAAAACTTTGGGTCTGTAGGTGCATCTGAGTGTGTAATTTGTGTGTATGTTGAACCATCATATGTAGCTGCAGGATTTATGCCATCTGTTAAAACTACTTTCGCTGTACCAAAATTAAGTCTAGAAAATCTAACTTTAGTTACTCCTACCATTGTAGGTGAACCTGAAGTTGATACAGCATCCCAAGCTGAACTAGAGTTGTTCCATTTGTGTAGGTAGTTATTACCTGATGACGGTTTTCTACAAGCTAGTATGCCATCGTTTATACCGTCAGCTACACAAACACCTAGTACACTTCCTGTTCCTGTAACTGTGCCATAGTTATTAGCAAATCCATTTATTTTTCTGTAGCCACCAGTAACAGCAGGTTCGTAGTTAATTAAAGCTATAGCTGATCCAGGTTGTGTCTCACCTTGAGATAGCACATCCCTGCTAGTATTTAGTCCTCCTTGACAGAAGACTTTAAAGGAAGCTAAATTGTCTGCCATTAGATCACACTATTAAAGGTACTAGTATATGGACGGTTGATTGCAGTTGAGCGTACATACAGATTATCGTCTAGCAATATTCTACGCATAGACTTTATACCTTCTTCAAAATTACTTTGATGCATTGCTGCACTTTGTTCATTACTACGAAAGCGCATAACAAACATAATAGCACCATCAATTACAACATGTTTAAATCTATCAGGTATAATCATTGTATCTGTATGTGCAGTTAAGTCTGCAGGAAATGTAAAGTAAACATACTCTACTTCGTATGCTGCGTCAGTAAGAGGTGTAACACCAAACTTTTCTTCTAATGTTTGATATACATATAAAGGTTTACTAACACCATTTGTTTGATCACCTTCGTCATCTTGTGTACGATAGTTTTGTAAATAGTCATTATATGTTATTGTTCTAAGTGGTCTTGGTGTATTGTCCAGTCCACTAGTTTTTTTCAAAAAAAACGAATCCCAATCAACAGTACCCATGTCTGTAGGAAAGTCATAGGTTCGTTGGGCTGCTACTAATGTTTGAGTATTAGTTGTTTTTAAAAAAGGGTATTCTTGACCGTCTTGTATTATTAATCTTATGCTATTGTTAACGGCATCTTTAACTAAACCCTGTACGTTACGCACAGTGGTAAAGCCATCACCTGCAGTATCCAGAGTAACTTCATTTAATCTTCGTAGTGTATCGTTTACAAGTGTAATGTAAGTAGTTGCCATTTATATAACCTTTAGATAAGCTGAGAGGGGCAAGTTTCCCTGCCCCCCAGTTTAGTTTAGTTATGCGCTGTCACGACTTACTTCATTAGCAGTCATTTCACCTAAAGCACTAACGTCCATTAACACAGCGTAAACACGTAGTTCACCTGCAGTAAATGATGCGCCAGAACCTGCAAGGGTTACATCAAGTGTATCTGCAGAAGTGATAACAATATCACCTGCTACAGTTGCTGAAGGGGCATAAGCTCCGTCAGCAGCACCGTCAATATCAAATGCAGCCACATACTCATTGTCGTCTACAGCCGTACCTAAAATTGCGGTTGCGTCTGTAGATGCGTTCATAGTAGCAGAAGTTGTTACTTGAAGACCTGCAGCCATAATTTTGGTATTAGCAGGTATAGTAAGAGCCTGTACTACATCGCCTGGAGCAATGCTGTTTGCGGTTAGATCAATAGTTTGCTCAATCATGTAAGGCTGACGCCCACGTGAAGAACTCCCATGTGCAGGAGCTAGAGTTGCAGTAATAGTAGCCATTTTCTATTCTCCCTTATCGCAAGTTGTATATCGCATTAACCAACGCTTCAGGGCGTAAGATTTTGCGACCATATAGATGCATACCACGAACAATGTCAGCAAAACTGTCTTGATCACGATATGTTTCTGTTTTGTTGATCTGCTCTGCAGTTGCAACTGCTGAACTGTGACCGCCTACGATAACACCGTAGTTAGTCGCATTTGAAGCAGCTTCAGTTGCAGGACCAGAACCAACAGAAGGTAGGTTATTAGATACATGTACCTGAAAACCGTGTAGGTTATTAACTACAAGACCATTTCGTATTCCACCTGATTCACCGTAGTCTGCGTTTTGAAGACGTGAATCTTCGTCACGTAGAATTTCCATGAATACTGGGTCTACAACAAGCCATCTACCTTGTGAGTCAACATTTTGTTGATCCAACTTACGTGCCATACGAGCAATAAGTTGTAGTGGATTTGCTTCACCTGCAGTTGAAGGTGTAGCAGTTGCACCACCTGTTCTAGGTAGAAGTGCAATTGACTGAGATCCTGTACCTGCATTAAAGTCAGAACCGTCTAACTTCATTGAGGCAAGTAACTCGTCAGAACCTGCAGTTGATACTGCTTTAGAACCGTTAACAGTTGAGTTAGCGGTGTTAGCATTACCATGTATTGCAGATTGCTTAAAGCCAGATAGATAACCAAGTACATCTTGGTCAAACTGGTCTGATAGTCTATATGCAGCACGATCTGATGCAAGACTTTGAAAATTGACGTGGCTATGAGCCTCTTCAATATCATCGACTTTAAAAGCAAAGTAATTAGCTTTATCAATAGTCAATGAAAAATCTTCATCGTCTAAATCTTGTGGCGTAATAGTTGTACCACGTGCATACGATTTTACGGTGATTTCAGGTTCTTTAATGATTTTAACTGAATCACCCATTTGTGCTATCTCTCCAAAATAATCAGAGTTGGTGATAGCTTCAACAACAGATGCCTTGCGGAAAGCAAGTTGCAC